TAAACAGGAACTCTCTAACCTGCTAGAAGATAAGGAGCAAAATGAAGGAACAGTCATCGACATCAAAAATCCATCTACCAAATAAAGAACTGGTAGGGGTCAAAAAAGAAAAAGATTTATCAAAAGAAGATTCACATAAACTACCACAACCAACTGGTTGGAGGTTGTTAGTTTTACCTTTTAAAATGAAAGGCAAAACTAAAGGCGGTCTATTAATGGCCGAATCAACTTTAGAGAGACAACAAGTTGCATCTCAATGTGGTTTAGTTTTAAGAATGGGTCCAGATTGCTACAAGGACAAAGAGCGTTATGCTGATGGTCCTTGGTGCAAAGAAGGGGATTGGGTAATGTTTGCCCGATATGCTGGATCAAGAATAAAGATAGAAGGTGGAGAAATACGTCTGCTAAATGACGACGAAGTTTTAGCAACCATCAAGAATCCTGAGGATATCTTGCATGAATATTAATCATAGAAGGAGTAAACTATGCCAAAAGAAGAAAAAACAGTAGATATTGATACATCAGGCGAAGGCGCTGAAATTAATATTGAAGAGCAAAAAGACGAGTCGGTAGTAGATACCGAAGCGCCGAAACAAGAAAAAGAAGAACCAGAAACAGTAGAAACGAAACAAGAAGAAGTAAAAGAAGAAGTAAAAGAAGAAACGAAACAAGATGATACTAAACTTGAAGAGTATAGCAAAGGTGTTCAGTCTAGAATTGCAAAACTTACACGTAAGATGCGTGAAGCCGAAAGGCAAAGAGATGCAGCTACTGAATATGCTAGATCAGTTGAAGAAAAAAGAAAAGCTTTGGAAACAAGGTTTGAAAAAACTGATGCTGATTACATTAAAAAGTTTGAAAAAAGTATCAGCACTGGTTTAGAGGCTGCACAAAAAGAATTAGCTGCAGCAATTGAAGCTGGTGACGCACAAGCACAAGTTAATGCTAATAAAAGAATAGCAACATTAGCATTTGAAAATGCCAAATTAGAACAAGCAAAAAGTTCTAAAGAGGAAACTATTTCCAAACCTTCAGAAGTTAGAGCTCCTGAAAGACCTGTAACACAGGCGGAACCTAGTGATCCTATGGCAGAAGCCTGGGCTTCGAAAAACTCATGGTTCGGACAAGATAGAGCTATGACGTATACAGCGTTCGAAATTCATAAAGATTTAGTGGACAAAGAAGGTTTTGATCCTAAATCTGATGAATATTATGCAGAAGTTGATAGAAGAATCCGTGTTGACTTTCCGCATAAATTTGCTAAAAGTGATAGTAAGCAAACGGCCCAACCCGTTCAGACGGTTGCTTCCGCTAAGAGAAGCGTCAAACCAGGCCGCAAAACTGTGAAGCTCACATCCTCACAGGTAGCAATCGCTAAAAAATTAGGTGTGCCACTCGAAGAGTACGCAAAACAACTAAAAAACACGGGAGGAGCGTAATATGAAAAAAGAAGATAAAACATCTCGTGCGAATCAAACACGGTCAAAATCTGAGAGACCAAAAGTGTGGGTTCCACCATCATCTCTAGATGCACCCCCTGCGCCTGATGGATTCAGGTACAGATGGATCAGAGCTGAAGTAGTCGGCTTTCAAGATACGAAAAACATAACGTCTCGAATTAGAGAAGGTTATGAATTAGTTCGTGCCGAAGAAGTTGAAAACTCATCTGATTATCCTGTCATCGAAGATGGCAGATACAAGGGAGTGATTGGGGTTGGAGGCCTTCTTCTTGCGAAGGTACCTGTCGAGATCGCGGAGCAAAGACAAGCTTACATGACTAAAAGACATGCTGAGCGAAGTGATGCAGTAGAAAACGATCTTATGAAGGAGCAGGATAAGAGAATGCCAATCAATGTTGAAAGGCAATCTCGTGTAACCTTCGGTGGTACAAAGAAATCCTAATAAGGAATTCTCGGGTTAATCCCTATCATCGATTATCAATAAACGTCTATGGACAATTAAGTACATAGGCAAAAGGAGAACAAACTATGGCAAACGAGTCAACAACAGGTTTTGGTTTGAGACAAGCTATGAGATTGGGGAATACTCCCGCAATCGGTGGCCAGTCCAAATACAAAATTAAAACGGCTCCAGGCGTAGGTATCTTTAAAAATAACCCAATATCACTTCAAGATGGAAGTGGTGACCAAGGTTATGTACAAGATGCCAGTTTCTCTACTACTGACGACACAGGTGCAGGTGGTGTTGATTACACTACAGCAACTGAAGCGTTATTAATTGGTGTATTTAACGGTGCTTTCTACATAGATAGCACTACAAAGAAACCAACTTTCGCTAACTCAGTAGCAGCGTCACAAGCGTTTGGAACAAATCCAAATACTGGATCAACTGATGGCTTTGCATTTGTTAACGACGACCCTATACAGGAATACACTGTAAAAGCGGATGCGGCGGTAACACAAAGTATGATTGGTCAAGTTGGAAACATAAATGACTTCTCCGCTACGGATGCTAAAGATGGTCAATCCACAGCAACACTAGACGTCGGCTCACTAGCTGAAACAAAAATGTTCAGAGTAGTAAGAGTTGCAGAAGATCCTAAAAACGAGGATGCTACTGCAGCAGGATGCAACGTTATAGCTGTTATGAATGGTGCGGCTAACCTTTTCATCAATGGTAGAGATAGCTAATAGGTCAATAGGAGATAAATAAATATGGCAATATCACGATCACAACTAGTTAAAGAACTAGAGCCAGGTTTAAATGCACTATTTGGCCTGGAGTACAAAAGGTATGAAAATCAGCATGCTGAAATTTATACCGCTGAAAACAGTGACAGAGCTTTTGAAGAAGAAGTAATGTTATCTGGATTCGGAAACGCAGCAGTAAAAGCTGAAGGTCAAGGCGTATCATTCGATGATGCACAAGAGACTTTCACAGCTAGATACTCACATGAGACCGTAGCTTTAGCATTTGCTATCACGGAAGAAGCTATCGAAGATAACCTCTACGATAGACTAGCTTCTAGATACACAAAAGCTTTAGCAAGATCTATGAGCAATGCGAAACAAGTAAAAGCAGTAGAACCATTAATTAATGGTTTACCTTCTGGTTCATTCCAGTCAGGTGACGGCGTAAGCTTGTTTAACACAACTCACCCTACGATAAATGGTTCTTTCAAGAACACATTATCTACAGCGGCAGATCTTAACGAAACTTCATTAGAGCAGTCTTTAATAGACATCGCTCAGATGACGGACGAAAGAGGTCTTAAAGTTGCAGCAAGAGGAGTAAAAATGATTATTCCTTCTGAGCTTCAGTTTACAGCAGAGAGATTGATGAAATCTCAAGGCAGAACTGGAACAGCTGACAATGATATAAATGCAATCGTATCAATGGGAATGATTCCTCAAGGTTATAGAGTGAACAACTACTTAACTGATACAGACGCGTTCTACATCATTACAGACGTACCTAACGGTATGAAAATGTTCACAAGAGCTCCATTAACAACTGCAATGGAAGGTGATTTCGATACTGGAAACGTAAGATACAAAGCTAGAGAAAGATACTCATTTGGAGTATCAGACCCTAGAGGTATTTTCGCGTCCCCTGGTGCGTAATAACTAATCTTGAAGGGGGCGAGCAATCGCCCCCTTTTTTCTTGCAAAAAAGGTGAAAAATGATAAAGGAATTTCAAGTTAAAATATATGCTTATGGGTACCGTACTGAATTTAAGTTTAAGTGCGAAGATTCCGCTGAAGCTATAGAACAATCTATAGTTGACAAATTGGGAGAAAACAGTATAAAGTGGGACACAACGGGATTTTACGATACCCGTAAAAAATGGATTACCTATGAGGAGGTCCACGATGCAAGCACACTTGAACGACCTTTACAAACAAAAAAGGTCCTTGGAGTTGAACTGGGAACAGGAGCATCTGAATGAGGGTAGATATACTCTCAATATGGTTAACATTGATCATAAGATCAGAGAAGTTATAAACCATATTAAACAGGCAGAAGCTCAAAAAGCTCATTTGCAAAATAGAGTTGATGACGCTGCCCCAGAAGTTTCAGTAGCTACTTAATAAAAAGCTACAATCTAAAACTACCACTTTTACTACAGAATCTCTTGCGCTCTATAAAAAAGAAGAGTATAAATTCCTTACTATACAATTATTAAAAGATCGTAGACGCGTATAGTCGACGGCCTAGAGACTGCGATCTGTAAACTAGGAGGACATAATTATGGCAAAAACTACATTTCAAGGTCCAGTTGTATCCAAAAAAGGATTCTTCAACACAGGACCAGGTAACGTTGTAGACGCAGATTCTAGCGTATCACTTACAGTTGATACACATGCTGGAAGAATCGTACACAATGATGCAGCAGGAGCGGTAACTTACACGTTACCAGCTACTAATGCTAATTCTGATTCTGCAGTTGCAGGACCAGGAGCAGACCTAAACAACCTAAGTAACGTAGGTGCAAAATTTGAAATCTTCAATTCAATTACGAAGACTGGAGATTTAGTTGTACAAGTTGCTAACGCAACTGACGTTATGATCGGTGGAGCATTATTTATTGATGACTCTTCTGATAACGTTGTTGGATTTGAAACAGCCGCAACATCTGATACTATTACTTTAAACGGTACTACTACAGGTGGAGTTACTTTTTCAAAAATTGTCTGTACAGTAATTGCTTCTGGCAAATGGCAAGTTGAGGTAGTTTCAGGATGTACTGGAACACCAGCAACTCCGTTTAGCGCGGCAGTAAGTTAATAGATAAATAAACTCGGGGTGCCTGGTAATGCAGGCACCCTTTAACAGGAGGAAAAATGGCGGATACAGTTTTAAACACAACAGTATTTGATGGATCAAAAAAACTAATCACTCACTTTAACGTAGTGTCTGATGGAACTGGAAGCACAACTAAAATAGTTGATGTTTCTGCTCTTGCTACAAGTCCTGCAGGAAAAACTTGCACAAAAGTTAGACTTAATAAAATAAGTTGTAACGTGTCAGTAACAGCACCTGTAGATGCATTAAGACTTTTATGGGATGCAAGTTCTGATGTTACATTTCAAACTTTAAATGGTGAAATGGCATATGACTATTCTAGTTTTGGTGGTTTAAAAAATACTGAAGCTAGTGGATACACTGGTGATGTTAATATAACATTACCTGCTTGTACAAGTGGAGATTCTGGAACAGTTGTTTGTGAGTGGATTAAAGTCTACGAATAGGAGGTTAGATGGCAAATACTACCTCGGGCACAACTACATTCGATAAAACTTTTGCTATTGATGAAATAGTAGAAGAAGCACACGAACGTATTGGTTTACAAAACGTTGCTGGATATCAATTAAAATCAGCTAGAAGATCTTTAAATGTTCTATTTCAAGAATGGGGCAATAGAGGTATTCATTACTGGGAAATTGGATCAACTAATATTGATTTGATTGAAGGCCAAGCTGAGTATAAATTTTTTAGATCATCTGATGATGGTACAAGTGCGACCACAACTTCACCGGCAAGTGTTTATGGAGTGTCAGATGTATTAGAAGCACAACTAAGATCTAATAGAACGCAGACAACTCAAGCAGATTCACCGATGACAAAAGTAGATAGATCTACTTACGGAGGTTTTTCAAACAAACTTTCTAAAGGAACACCCAATCAATATTGGGTTCAAAGATTCATAGATCATGTAAGCATAAGTGTTTATCCAACACCAGATTCTTCGAATGCATCTAAAGACATGCACATCTATTACA